GAGAACTATCATTCTGACGGAATAGCCCTTTTAACAAAAGCTGGAATAACTGTAGAAAGTATATGTTGAGCGAACTAAAGCAGCAAGTGGATAAAAATGTTCAAGAGTGGTTGAATATCTACAACAACAGCACTTTAATGGATAGTGGTAGAGGCTTTCGAGACTACGCTAAGGGAAGGCTCGATGCACTACTGGAAATCAAAGCGGATCTACAGAGAATCAAAGATGAACAACAATAACCCTAAAAACTATGAAGATATTGGATACGACGTTGGAGAACTTGTCCGTCAAAAGCAACTTGCTTATGGGGATTCTTTTGGTCGAAGTGGCAATTGCCTTCGACAAATGTTCCCCAATGGTATCAAACCTGAGCAATATGATGATGTTCTTACCATTGTTCGTATCCTAGATAAGTTGTTCCGTATCGCAAACAATCCCAAGGCTTTCAACGAGAATCCTTACCAAGACATCGTTGGATATGGATTATTGGGTATGGGACGCTACATGGAAAAGAAAAGCATTGAGGAGTAATTATGCAAAATCAAGACACCAGCGGATTCACTTCTAAGACTGACCAAGAATTGGATGCCGAAGTTGAAAAGCTAATGAAGGAATTTGAAGATTTGTTTTCCCAGATTGATTGGGAAGCCCTCGAAGGGGATGAAAAGGAAAATAAGAAGGATGACTGAATACTTTAAGAGTATGGATGAGGAGTACGATATGCTTAAACAAGAGTTTATTTTAACAAATAAGATTAAGGATCTTGAGAAGCGTATTCAAGAACTTAATTCCATCAACTACAATCTGCGTCAAGCACTTCTGCCATTTGCTGTAACAGGAATGGCTATGCGAGACAAGAATCCAAGGGATCGAGTTGTTGATGGTGTCGGTCCATACGGTAGCTCTCTCATCGTAGCTGATTTTAATTACGCTACAAAAGCTCTGTACGGTGATACCAAAAAGTCAAACATTGAGATCAAGCCCGATGAAGGCTCCGATCCTGTTTGTGCTTGTTAGCAATTCCACTTTCTTAGAGACTTATTAATTCTGCTATCAGGATCGTTAGCGGTCTTAGCTGACGTTAATCTCTTTTTCATTCCACCCATGCGAGCACAGAAGGATTTACGTCTTTTGGCAGCTTTGCTACCCTTTTTAAGTTTAGATGGCTTGGTGGTTACAGCGGTCTTTAATTTAGAACCTGGATTCGCGGCACGATAGGAAGCTACTCCTTTAGCATTTAATCCTCCTGCTGGGTTCTTTCCTTCACTTCTTTGCCAAGCTGGACTCTTAGCTTCTGCGAGAATAACTCCTAAAGCATAGTAAGCATTGATTATAGATTCATTCTTGCTACCCCAACTAGATGCACCTTTCTTTCTGCATTTAACTAAAGCACCAGAAGCATACGCCGAGGGCCAAACTTTGTAACGAGCTTTTACTTTGTGATAACACGCATCTTTTTTTTCATTAATCATTTGACATTCCTTTTTGGTTTATCTGTTGGAACATATGTAGGTTTAGCAGCACCACTTTTTTGTGGTTGGTTTGGATCTGCTTGACGTTTTCTTCTTTGTGCTGACAAGCGTTCAGACTTGGACATGGAAGCCCTCTTTGCGGATGATACACACTTTGGAGTAGATTTTTGTCCTTCCTGACGAGCGCAAGGCTTACCAGAAACTACTTGTACCCATCCCTTCTTGCCATCTTTAGATTTAGATTTAGAGAACCAAGCGTGTAAGCCTTCTTCGGATACTTGTTCTGATTCTTTCACGCAAGACCCTTTCGAGTAGGCTTTCTTACCTTTAACCGATCTATAACCAGCCCAGCATCTTTCTAATACTAATCCAATGTTCTTGTATGAATTGAATAAAGACTCTTTTAATCTTTTAGCTTTTCGAGCATTACTTAGTGCTATGGCTACGGCTTGTTTCTGTGGGCGACCAGATTTAATTAGTTCCCGTATGTTGGATGAAACTACTTTCTGGTTAGATCCGCTTTTAAGTGGCATAATATTCCTTTTTTATCTGGACAATACGCTGTCTCTATGCTATTATGTAGGGCATGAACATCTTCATTTTGGACAAAGATCCCAAGATTGCAGCGCAGATGCATTGTGATAAGCACGTTCCCAAGATGATTCTTGAGACTGCTCAGATGATGTCTACTGCCCATCACATTTATAATACTCCAGAGGCTGCTCTGGTTTACAAAAAAGCTCACGTTAACCATCCTTGCACTATCTGGATTCGTGAGTCTGTGGCTAACTACGAATGGGCTTGGCACCTGTTCAATAACCTCAATCTGGAATTCGTGATGCGTCGTAACAAGACGCACGAATCTTGGAAAAAACTTGCAAGTATCCTTGGTACGGTTCCCGTAGGTATGCCTAGCAAGGGTTTGACCCCGTTTGCTCAAGCTATGCCTGACGAGTATAAGCGTGCTGATGCGGTAGAAGCATACCGAGCATACTACAAGGGAGCCAAGGCTGGATTTGCGAAGTGGGAGTGGCCCAATGCCAAGAAGCCTGAATGGTGGACCGCATGATTCTAGACCTTGCTGTGTTAATTTTGTGTGCAGGAGTGATCGTTTGGTCACTCTTTTCACTAATGAAACACTTAAAAATCTCCAAATTTTCTAAAGATACCCCTTGACCTAGCCGATAATACATGGTATAATACGCGCCATGATGAACACGACACAACGCTACTGTGACGATTGCGCGAAGAACATCACGTTCCTCCCGTGCGTCTGGGTTGCCTCTCTCACCAAGGCTATCCAATCCGCCAACGTCGGTGAGTCTGCTGTGCTTTGTGAAACCTGTGCCAAGGAGCAAAAGTGAAGCGACGAATCATTCGTGCTGATGCACACAATTGGGCCATTCAAGAGTGGCAGGACGGTGGAGATATTGTGGAACGAGGTCGATTCGTTGGACAAGTGAAGCAGTCCAAGTGGAAGAACCCTGACAAGTTCTACCGATCTCTCGAAGATGCAGCCAATGCCATGCTTCACGAAATTGTTGCAGAGAATTGGGATATCAAGGGCAAGGATATCATCGCTCTGCTATCTGCTGCTAGTCAGGAAGTTTCTCTCCATGTCTCTGATCTTCTCAAGGACATGGAAAGTACTACGCTCGCGGGTATCCTCCAAGAGCGAGGATATACTGTGAAGCCGAATTCCAAGAATACAGTTGACGCGCAACCCAAGGAGTGATATAATACTCGCCATGAATCAACAACAATTCAACCTTATCGAACAGAAGTACGGTAAGCTCATTCACAAGATCGGACATTGGATTTCGGGTGACGCTGCCATCTCGTCTCACGAAGATAACACTCAAGACATCTGGATGGCAGCTATGGAAGCTATTCGCGGTTATGAAAAGAAGGAGAATCTTACGTTTGACGAGTTCTGGGGCAGCAAGGGATTCGACAAGTATCTCAAGACCTGCCTCTGGAACATCAAAAACAGTAAGGGAGCTAAGATCACTAAAAAGTTCAACATCACCCGAAATACTGTGGACATTTCCGACAATGAGGAAGTTCTTCACAAGGCAGACCCCTCTGTGGGTTCTCCAGAGACTTCGGTATTCCTTGAGGAGCTTCCTTGTGTCCTGACCGACGAGCAGATGCAGATCGTTACTCTCATCCTTGAGGATCCTGAATACATCAAGCCATCTGGTATGATCAACATCAATGCTCTCGCCAAGGACTCGAATATGTCTTGGAACAAGGTTAGTGAGGTTCTCGAACAAATTGGTAACAAGATTGGAAATACACTCGTATGACTGATTACTCTGGCAAGCACGCTGTTTACATCAGCGGACCTATTACAGGACGCGAGCATCAGGAGGTCATGGATCATTTCTCCAATATGCACAATATCCTTGAAAAGAAGGGGTTCGATGTCTATAATCCTACGCTGAACCCTAAGAGGGGTACTTGGGAGGATTACATGAGGGATGGTATCGTTCAGCTTATGAAGTGCGATTCCATTATGATGCTTCAAGGCTGGTCCAAAAGCAAGGGGGCTACTCTGGAGAAGCATATCGCAGAGCAACTGGGTATGAGCGTCTACTACGAACTATACGAGGATCTAGATGGGCATCCTTGATTATCTACTGTATTCTATGCTCTCCGATAAGGGCAAGAGCTACCTGAAGCAGAAGGAATTAGAGAAGCAAACCAAACTCCTTCAACAGATTAAAGATCAGGAAGAAGATGAGTAAGGTCAAAGTACAAATTACTTATAGCTGGGAGTTCGATCAGAACCAATGGACTGATACCAAGCAGCATTGGGAGCGAGTTCAGGAAGAACTTACCGACAAGATTGAATTCGACGCTACCAATATGTTTTTC